GCTTCACAGGCATCTATACCTTGAGCGAACCAGAACAGGTTAACATCGACCTTATCGCTGTTCCCGGTCACTCAAGCACAGCAGTCGTTCAGGAACTTCTCGCTTTCTGCCGTGATTATCGTCAGGATTGCCTAGCAATTATCGACGCACCATTCGGCTTGACTGTGAAAGAAGTTGTATCGTGGCAGAACGGCGCACATCCTCTTAACAATGTTCGCTTTGATAGCGACTTTGGCGCACTTTACTGGCCATGGGTTAAGATTTATGACTCCTACAACAAGGTTGATGTTTGGTGTCCTCCTAGTGGCTCCATCATGGCTGTTATCGCTCGTAGCGATTTTCTTGGCGCTCCTTGGTTTGCCCCAGCCGGTTTGACCCGTGGTATTGTCCCCAATATTACCGATGTCTACAATCGTCCAACTTTGGAAGAGCGTGACCTTATGTACGGCAATCGCAACTGCGTGAACCCAATCGTTCAGTTCGCTGATGTGAATGGTTTCGTGGTCTTCGGACAGAAGACTTTGCAGCGTATGCCGACTGCTCTGGACCGAGTGAATGTTCGTCGTCTCATGTTTTACATCGAGAAGGCAATTCGTACCGCAAGCCGTGCTTTGCTGTTTGATCCAAATGATGAAGTTTTCCGCTCAAGGTTCGTGTCTTTGGCCGACAATATCTTGAAAAATGTTCAAGTTGGTCGTGGCCTAACTGCTTATATCATTAAGGCCGATGCCGAATTGAACACGCCGGATGTCGTTGACCGAAATGAATTCCGTGCAAGAATTGGTATTCAACCAACCCGTGCCGCTGAATTTATGTTTATTGAGTTTTCAATCCATAGAACTGGCAGCTTCGCAGCAGGAGCCGAAACATTCTAAGTTGAAATAATTTTTACAAGGAGAATAAGATGGCTATAATTGGTGGAAATATGGGCCTTGATAAAATCGGCGGGCCAGCGATTGTTTTCAAGCGCAAGTACAGATGGACATTTGATGTTCAATGGAACAACCAAATTGTTCCCAGTGCATTCGTGAAAGTTGCAAGCCGCCCCAATCTTACGATTGAGGAAACTGAAATTAACTATCTTCACGGCAAGATGTGGATTCCCGGCAAAGGTAGTTGGGAATCTATCACCGTGACCTACTATGATATCGGTGGTGCTGGCGCTGGTGGTATGCAGACTCTGTGGAACTGGCTTGCATCCGTTTACAACTTCACCGACCCTAATAGCCTTTCGCAGACATCACGAAGAGGCAATGACGGAGCAGAAGGTGGTTGGGCTGCTGTTGGCACATTGAGTATGTACGATGGTACTGGTGCGACTATGGAAACATGGGAATTAAAGAACATGTGGCCAACCGCTGTTAACTTTGGCGACCTCGACTATAGTAGCTCCGAAGAAGCAAGTCTTGAGTTGACTCTCAGATTTAGCGAAGCTAGATACACACCATCTTGCGGAATCAACAGACCAGTTCCAAGCAAGATCGGTTGCAACGCCTAAATATAAAACTAAAATTTCGATTTTGGGCCTCGTATATAAAGTACGAGGCCTTTTTTATTTATTGGGGTTTTAATGGCTCAACAAATGGGTTGGTTTGACGATTTTGGTTTATCGCAAGCTGATGGATGTTTCAAAAGAAAAAATAGATGGCTGCTTAAAATCGATAACATAAGCGCACAAGGAATTAATGCTTTGCCTCCTCAAAAGGCTTCTAGGCCATCTGTTTCCTTCAAAGAGCTTTCAATGGAGCATTTGAATGAGACTATTTATTATCCCGGCAAACCCGAGTGGAAGCCGATTACATTGACTCTTTATGACCTTAAAAAGAATAGCAACCCAGTTCTTGGTTGGATTAATCAAATTTATGACACGGGCACAGAGCAGTGGAATGCATCAGCAGATGGTTTCAAAAAAGATGCTTATTTAGAATTGTATGATGGTACTGGAGAAACATTAGAGTCTTGGCTTCTTGTGGCCGCTTGGCCACAAGACATCAATTTTGGTGATCTAGACATGGGAACAAGCGAGGTTGTAACTGTTGATGTCACATTAAGATATGACAGGGCCGTCTCATTGGTTTAATCTTCTTCTAAAATTTCAACTTTAAGTTCTGATTTCAATATTTCTTGACACGCCTTCAGAGAATCTTCAAGTTCTTTGGGTTTGCACTTTAGAACCCTACATGCACCACTTTTATTGAGACGACCTTTCTTGGTGTATACCTTTGCATCATGTAGAAGGAATGCATCAACTATTTTTCCATAACCAGAGTCAATCAGTTTTTGTATCAATTCTTGATTTTCTATCTGATCAAATAGACTTTTACCTTGATTTGTCATATAACCTGCTTTTTCAAAAAAAATAAGAGACAAAATATTTTATAAAAATTGATGACGAATATCAAGGATCACTAACGATATTGTGTCTTTTATACAAATTTTTTGTTTTAATGGGTGGTAATTTTTGATCAAGTTGAATTTGTATGAAGTCAAGATATTTTCTTTTTAGTTCATTGTAGTTTCTTGCAGTCCTGTAAAGTTGACGGAAATGATTTAGAATACATGTTGTCATATAATTAAAAGCTTTGCCTTTTTCTGGATCAAAACGATCAATCTTTTCAAAACAGATCATGACTCCTTCCTGCACGGCATCATCTTGATCTATAAGATTAAACTTGGCATATCTGACTATATTTTCAGATAATGTATAAAAAGCTATTGCTAGTTGGTCCTGTGATTCTTGAAATTCGGATGAAATAATCTTAAATTCTTTTTCGGTCAATAACCAAGATTCAGGTTTTTTATATTTATCTTTTTTACCAACTCTGTTTTGCGTTTCTATAATATCATCCATGAAAAGTTGATATTTAACTCTTTCCTTTTTTGTTTTTTGGAAATGGACGATAAGCGATTCAAATGTCTTGTTATTCAAATATTCTGTCGCCATTTATCTCCTTTATAGTGCTTATAATATTTTATGGAAATATCACAAATTTTTGCTTCCATGTTGGACAAACCAGATGCTCCCAAATTTTATAGGGAACTTCAATCGTACTATCAAAAAAAGAACTTGAATGACGAAGCGTTAGCCATAGGTTTTTTATTAGAGAACAAATTTGGAAAAAATAATGAACAGTCCTCTGACGGTGAACATGTTAGTGAGGAACAATCAAGAAACAATTCAGAATTTTCTTGATTCAACCAAAGAAATTAAATTCAATTTATTGGTTGGCGATTTAGGTTCGTCGGACAAAACAATTGATATATTGGCTCAAAAAGGCGCAAAAATAATTAAATTGGCAGGATGCGAAGATTTTGCAAAAGCTCGAAATGAATTAATTTCCCAGACAAAAACAGATTGGATTCTACAATTAGAACCATATGAAAGTTTTCTTTCTGGATTAGAAATTATAAAAAATGCTGTTGCTGGCCCTGCTTATTCTTATAACTTTGGTGTCATGCAGGGTGATATAATAACAAGACAAACCAGATTGTGGCACAAATCAATTGGACTCAAATTTACTAACCCTGTGTATGAAACCATCGAAAATGAATCGAATTTTATAAATGTTTTCTTATCTTCTGCAAATAATCAAAACTATTCTTACATTAAAGAATTGACTAAAAAATGGCATGAAAGACAACCTTTGTTGCCAGACCCTGTCTATTATATGGCTTGCAATGAATTGCTAGATAAAAATTGGGACTCATTTATAAATTATGCTGATTTATATTTACACCAACAAAAAAAACCAACAATATCATACTATATGACTCATTACTATATGTCAATGGTTCTGTGTTACATGAAAAAAGACTATAAAAATTCTTTGAATCACATAGTAAACTGTATTATAAAAAAGCCTACAATGGCTGAATTTTGGTGTATGCTGGCAGATATATTTTACGCAATTAAACAATATGACAAGGCTTTTTCTTTCTATAATAACGCAAAAATACTTGGCTCAAGAAGATTGGCAGCATGCGATTGGCCAATGGAAATATCCAAGTATGATCAATACCCTACCAAAATGATTGATTCATGTAAAAAAATGATGAAAAATACAACTTTGTATTACAAAAATTCAGAATAAAACATCAAGCTCGTTAACAATAACTGTCACCATGTCTTCATATCGTGCAATAGCAATTTGTTTCCGACCGCTTGGAAGTTTTTTGAGTTCCTTTTCCAAATCTTCGGCTTTGCAATTAATTACACGCCAATTGTTTTCGGCAAGTTTCTTAGCTTCATCGTCAAGATTTGCGACAGATCGATTTGGAAAGTATTGCTGCAATTGCTCCTTGGCCTCAGACATGACCTTTTTATAGATTGGAACATTGCAAGCGCAACCGGGATTGTTCAGATATTTTTGAATATCTGATGTAAAACTAGGAGGCAAGCTCTCACGGAACCTACTGTCACGGAGAGCTTGCTTTACATCCATTAGTCCAATTGGTCTACTCATTTTTTTCTTCTATTTCCTCTTCTATTTCCTCTTCTACATTTTCAACTTTATAAGCCTTGACTGTGAAGCCGCAATTTGGGCATTTGAACATTTTTGTTCTTTTTTTATTTGGTGCGTTAACAGATTTTTTTTTCACAATATCAAGTTTTGGTATGTTTCTTGGTATGTCGCTTTGCTTTATTTGCAACAAATCATCGATGTCGTTTCCTTTGGAGAAACGCTTAAAGTGGCATTTGTTGCAATGCAAAACATATAGATTAGGATTTTCCTTCATTTGTCTCTTCAGATGGTAGATTGACAATAGTTGCTGATTCTATCCAGTTCATAATGACTGCTGCGAAGTTTGAAATGAAACCTCCTGCACAGCCACAGGCAAATATTTCAAATAGATTATTTGAAAGCCAAACCCAGCCCATAAAGAAGCCGCACCAAGTGCCGCAACACAAGTAGCAATCGACTACTCCTCCAAGTTTTGGAACACGCATTTTGATTGAAATGCTTTTGACAAGATCCCGAAACCATTGAAGTATTGATCCGTCCACAATGATATGTGACATTCCAATGGTGCTAATTAAAAACATAAAAAGTTCAACAAAATTCATGGTCATCTCCAAAATGTTGCCACAACTCCATCTTTGTTCATTGTGATACAGAAGTCCTTGAATTCTGTATACTTGCAAAGATCGTCGTGTTGTTCATTTGTAAAATTATAATGTTCGACTATGTTGGCATTCAACCTGCCAACAAATACTTGTTTTCCAAAATGATCTGTTAATCTTTGCAATTGTTCTTTTTCCAATCCATTCAGAACATTCATCAAACTTTTTTGTCCCAGTTGTCTAAGACCGGGAGACATTTGTGAAATTCTCCATGA